ACTCGATCCCAATTGGAAACCGAGGCCAAGTCTTTACGAAACGATCGAGGGCGAGATCACTGCGAACGAAGCCGCGACGAGAGAGGCACAGGACCGTCTGTATGAACTGAGCAGGGTCGGAAGCGGGCCAGGCCCCTTTGCCGTTGAGTCACAACCAGCTAGAGGGCCGGGCCGAAGCTGGACTGCCGCGGAAATCCGTGAAAACAATCGGATTGGGAGGACTTACGGCTGTCACACCTGCGGGACTAAGGATCCGGAGACAGCCAGCGGAAATTATGTCTTGGATCATCAGGCGCCGATCCGTCTAAATAGAAATGGCTTGCCCATGCGGATTTACCCGCATTGTGCATTGTGCAGTGCCCGGCAAGGTGACATCGTAAATCATCTGGCTGATCGCGATGAATATTAAAAAGAGAGATTACGATGTCGAAAACGGAATATTCTTTGTATCGGATGTAAATGGCGGACGTCCGCCTTATCCTGTCACTAATGAAAGAGTTCAGTGGACATCTTCGTGCATCAACGTTCATTGCATGCACGAGATCGACGGAACGGTCACCTTCACCCTTGCGCCATTCGAAGACATTGCTGTCCCCTGTGAACTCATATTCGATGGAACAGTTGAGACACCAAGCCGGGAACTGATGATCTCCTCGGTTGAGACAATACCGTTGCTCAAGACGGAGGTTCCCGAAAGCGTCACTCGAATTCGAATCTGGACCAACCATCCTAAATGGCCCGACAAGGTTGTGGTTGGCTGGGGTTGACCGCAAGACGCTGGCTAACGTGGCGGCAACGGATTTTCCTGGTCCAGCGCTTCGCGGCGTCGCGTATCATGCAACAAGCCATCGACTGTCACCCGACTTGCCACCCTCGAACCCAGAAGCGATCGAAGCGATCGAGCGCGCCAATCAATTTGAACGGGTTCGTAACTACGAGGCGACAATGGTGCATGACCTGTCGGCCGATTCGTCCGCCTATGAATACTTTAATAGATTCTAATTTGTGCTTCTGCCAAAAATAAGCATATTGTAAGCCGTTGGTTTTGCCGCGATAGACTTGGAGCATTTCAAATTTTGATATGAGTTTGGAGCCGGGGGGCAATGAAACACAGGGACATATCTGCGCCAGACAGCAGTTGGCGCATTGGAAGCGATGCCGATCCGGACCGGGCGGTGAGCGCCCTGTTCGGAGGGCTGGTCTTCGTCATGATGCTATTGGTGGCAGGCTTCGCGACGAGTCCGGCGGCCGCTCAATCCGACAGCGTACCTGTGGCGACCCGCACACGTGTCGAGGCTGCAGTCACCAACATAATACAACTCGTGCGGCCAAACGAAGACGGGGTCGCCACGGTTTGGGACGGCAACAAATTCGTGCAATGCCGGCACATGGTGGATGAGCAATTGCGGTGCGAGGCAGCGGGTTCGGTAATGCAGCCAACGCTGGCGCACGTGCTGACGGCCGAGCGCGTGACGGCCTTGGCCGCAGCCGGCTGGCGGTTGGATCCGAGCTTCGGAAACTATGTGCAAACCTTCCCGACGACGCGTCCTGCATCGGAGATCGCAAATAAACTGATCGCCGCCCTGGCGGAAGGCTACGATGCCGATCTGGCAAAGCTTGAGGTAGGCACGTCGTGGATCGAGCGCCAGGCTTGCCCGCCACGCGCCGGCCCTAGCCAGAACCTTGCCGGCTCGATCAACGATTCTCCAAAAATGGCGGCGGTGGCCGTGATTGGCTGCGCCTATATCGCGCCCGCCGCCGACGCAGTGCCGCTTGAGACGCTGGATGCACTTGTTGCCCGGGATGGCCAGCGCGTCGCAGGCGAGATCGGCCGGTTGCGGGTCAATGCTGACCGCCACATCTTCGTCGTCTTCCAACTGGGGATCGGTTATGTCCAATGTGCGCCTCAGACCGAGCCGCTTGCCATTTACTGCGAGGCGCAGTCCGCCGCGGAATGGCAGGCCCTTACGGCGTTATTGACGCCGGAACATGTTACGCGCCTGCATGAGCTGGGCTTTACCGATCCGGGGCGCGTGCCGAACTATTGGCAAGTCTACGAAGCCGATAAGAATAGCAATGAGACCATCGCGCGCAATGTCCTGGCGGTGCTCTTCGACGTCTATGGCTACCGGGGACTGCCTGCTCTTGAGGTACTGGACGAGCGGACCGCGAAGTAGCTGTGTCCAAGCCGCAAGCCGCGCGTTGATGCGCGATCTCGCCTAAATGACTTCGTCACAAGGGCAGCAGAGCTGGTCCGACGCACGTTTGATGGCATAAATACCTGACCGCGGTGCAGTGAACGGCGAAACCCCGCTTTGGCTGAAGCGCCCTGGATATCCAGGTTTTTCGCTGAGCACGAACCGGTCTCTTCAATATTAAGGTGGATCATGTCCGACATGTCCAACGCCGCCCTTTTGTGGGCGGTGAAGGGCGCGGGCGCGGTGCTCGGCTCCGCGGTCTCGCTCGCTTACGTATTGCCGCGCGGAAGGCGCGAGGCGGGGATCCGCTTCGGCGTCGGCATCGCCTGCGGGGTCGTGTTCGGCAGTGCCGCGGGCCTCAAGATCGCAGACGAGCTTTCGCTGCCGGCCTCGATCGGCGACGCCGAGCTGATGCTGATGGGCTCGGCGGCGGCGAGTTTCGTCGCCTGGTGGGCGCTGGGCTTCGTCATCCGCACCCTGCAGCGCGGCAGCCTCACCGATTTCTGGAAAGGATAGGGAATGGAGCGCAAGCGCGTCGAGCTGCCGCTCGGAGAAATGGACCAGGACGGCAGCTTTTCCGGCTATGCCAGCCTGTTCGGCACGGTCGACCTCTCCAACGACCGGGTCGAGCGCGGGGCATTCGCCCGCTCGCTCGCCGAGCGCGGCGCGGCCGGCATCCGCATGCTCTACCAGCACGACCCGAACGAGCCGATCGGCGCCTGGACCGCGATCCGCGAGGACGAGCGCGGCCTTTTCGTGCGCGGCAGGCTCGCGCAGGGCGTGAAGCGGGCACGCGAGGTCCTCGACCTGATGCGCTCCGGCGCGCTCGACGGGCTTTCCATCGGCTTCCGCACGGTGAAGGCGCGCAAGGAGGCGTCCGGAGGCATCCGCCGCATCCTGGAGGCCGATCTGTGGGAGATCTCGGTGGTGACTTTCCCCATGCTGCCCGGCGCCCGCGTGGAGCGCGTCAAGGGCTTCGGAGCACGGGAGGCGCTGCCCACCATCCGTGAATTCGAACGCTGGCTCACGCGGGATGCTGGGCTGACGCGAGGCGACGCCCGGGCCGTGATTACCCGCGGCTTCGTCAGCCTGACGCGCGAGCGGGACGCCGCGCCGGACGATCCATCGGCGCTTGCGCGGAAGATCCGCAAGGCTGCAACCCTCTTCCAGTGAAAGGAAATGACCCGATGACGGCAGGAACGACCCCGGTCTCGCCCGAGACCAAGGCGGTGAGCGACGATGCGCTCGTCGCGTTCGACGATTTCATGCGGCTCTTCGAGAACTTCAAGCATGATAATGACGACCGCCTGAAGCAGATCGAGAAGCGCATGGGCGCCGACGTGATCACCACCGAGAAGGTGGACCGCATCTCCCGCTCGCTCGACGAGCACAAGCGCTCGCTTGACCAGCTGGCGCTGAAGAAGGTGCGTCCGGCGCTTGGCCGCGACGGCGGCTTCCCGGCCATGCCCAGCGAGCACAAGCAGGCCTTCGAGGCCTATATAAGGAGCGGCGACGACCGGCTGATCCGCTCGCTCGACACCAAGGCCATGTCCTACGGCTCCGGCCAGGACGGCGGCTATCTGGTGCCCGACGAGACCGAAGCGGCGATCGGCCGCCGGCTGGCGCAGATATCGCCGATCCGCTCGATCGCCTCGGTGCGGCAGGTATCCGGCGCGGTTCTGAAGAAGCCTTTCTCGATCTCCGGCCCGGCGGTCGGCTGGGTGGCGGAAACGGCCGAACGGCCGCAGACCACGACGGCGACCCTCGATGAACTGCAGTTCCCGACCGTCGAGCTCTACGCCATGCCGGCCGCCACCGCCTCGCTCCTCGAAGATGCCGTGGTCGATGTCGACCAGTGGATCGCGAGCGAGGTCGAAACGGCCTTCGCCGAGCAGGAAGGGGCCGCCTTCGTCAGCGGTAACGGCACCAACAAGCCGAAGGGGTTCCTGGCCTACACGCAGGTGGCCGAGGGTAGTTGGGCGTGGAACAAGGTCGGTTATGTCCTGACCGGCGTTTCCGGCGCGCTGCCGACGGATGACCCGTCCGATATCCTCATCGACACGGTCTATGCCCTGAAGGCCGGTTATCGCCAAAACGCGAGCTGGGTCATGAACCGCAAGACCCAGGCCACGATCCGCAAACTCAAGGATGCCGACGGCAATTATCTCTGGCAGCCGCCCGCCGCGCCCGGCAGCCGCGCCATGCTGATGGGCTTCCCGCTGGTCGAGGCGGAGGACATGCCCGACATCGCCGCCGCCGCCACCCCGATCGCCTTCGGCGACTTCGCCCGCGGCTACCTGGTGGTCGACCGTACCGGCGTGAAGGTGCTGCGCGATCCCTATTCCGCCAAGCCCTATGTGCTGTTCTACACGACCAAGCGCGTCGGCGGTGGGGTGCAGGACTTCGACGCGATCAAGCTCCTGAAGTTCGGCACGGCGTGAGGCGCGATACCTTCTCTCCGCCCGCGGGGAGAAGGTAGCCCCCGCGGGTCTCGCCTCTGGCGAGCCCGAGGACAGGCTCCAGGCCGGATGAGGGGCAGCGCCAACGCATCACGAGTAGGCCTGCCCCTCATCTGCCTGCCGGCATCTTCTCCCCGTGAACGGGGAGAAGAACGCTATTCTCCAACCGCTTACAGGCATTTCATGACTCTTTTCCGCACCACCGCGCCGGCGGTCGAGCCGGTGACCTTGGCCGACGCCAAGGCGCAATTGCGCATCGGCCATGACAGCGAGGATGATCTTGTCGCCGGCCTGATCCGCGCCGCGCGCGAGGAGGTAGAAGCGCAAGCCGGCGTCGCCATGATCTCCCAGAACTGGCGGCTGGCGCTCGACCGCTGGCCGCGCTTCGGCCGCGTGGCGCTGCTCGTCCATCCGGTGGTCGAGATTCTCTCGGTCACGGTCTATGGCGCCGACGGCGAGGCCTCGCTCGTCGATCCCTCGACCTACGAGGTTGACGTCGCTTCGCGCCCGGCGCGGCTCTATTTCGCCACCAGGCCGGAGCCGTCGTGCATCATGAACGGCATCGAGATCGATTTCTCGGCAGGCTTCGGCGCCGATGCGCAGAACGTGCCGGAAAGGCTGAAGCGGGCGACGCTGCTGCTGGTCGCGCACCGGTACGAGTTCCGTGCCGGTTTCGGCGCGGCCGACCAGCCGGTCTCGATCCCGCCGGAATTCGGGCGGCTGATCTCCGCCTTCCGCAGGGGGCGGCTGTGAAGCGCGCGCTCAGTATCGATCCGGGCCGGTTCCGCATGGAACTCGTGCTGGAGCAGGTCGGCGACACCTCCGACGGGATGGGCGGCGAGGTCGAGACGTGGTCGGCGGTCGCGACGGTTTTCGCCGGCCTGGAACCCATGGCGGCCAGGAGCGTGTTCGGCGCCGACCAGACGCTCGAGACGGTGACGCACCTCGTTACGCTGAGGCAGGAAGAGGACGTGCGAAGCGGCATGCGCTT